CCCCAAACCTTCTTAGGACCCTTTTCTAGGGCAGAAGCTTTGGCTCCGGTAATAACGGTAACGGGAGCAGCGTGGTAGTTAATGATGTCGGCAATATCAGTAGCTACCTCATTGTAGTTTCTATTTAAAACAATAATGTCATGGCAATCTGCCAAGCCCCATGGAGATCCAGAAATACGTACGTTGGGAATGTGTACGATTGGAACTACTCCAATTGGATTAGGGCGGGAATCAATCATTTCATCGTTGATGTATTCTTCAATTCTGTCGTCAGTAAGAATTTCAGTGTAGGTATAAACTTGACGGGTACCTTCAGCTGATGTACCCCAAAAACGATATTTAAGCTTAAATCTAATTAGGCGAGAACGATCATGTGGGTGAAACTCTGGGAAACAAAAAGAAGAGTTAAGTGGAAGTATGCGAACTTTGCCTGGATTAGGACGTCCTACAGGATCTACGTAAGCTTCTTCGTAAGCAACCTTAACAAAGCAATCTCCAGAAACTCCGCCTTGTTGTCCCATTTCCCAAAGAATAGAAGCCTTGTCATTATCTACTTCCCATACGCGCTTCAATACGTCAGGAATAATTGCTTCGGTAGATGCAGGACTTCTAAACTGCACGCCTCTGCCAAAAGTAAAATTAATAATGTAATCTGTAAATGCTCGATAATAGTTGTACACCATCTGAGATTCGCCAATCTCACGACGATACGACCAGTGATGACCGAGATACATTGCCCAGTTAAGAGAGTAACGGTTTAAACGTGGGCCGTGAACTTCAAATTCTTCGTCTGCTAACTCCACTAATCCAAGTGGAGAAATAGAGATTGTTAAATCAGAGGATGCTGCTCTATAACTCGGGGGTGAAAAATCTATTCCGCCAGCCATTACCTCATCCTTGTTTGTTAAATATTAATAGGGCCCCAGCCCCGGAGAAGGGAATACGAGGCTGGGGTACCCTTAGTCTACTGTATTAGTCAGCTACCTGTGCAGGATTTACACGCTGATAGCGTGCACCTGAACGAATAACTTCTTCAATTTCGACCTGAGAATGATCTCCATAGCCGCCTTGTGAAAATTCAGCGACATATACTGGAGCTTCTACCCATGCGGCTGAGCCGACGTGAGCACGTTGCTTCATTGTCTCCTCAGGATACTTTTCCATAACGTTCATGTTGTGGTTAGGACGTCCGGCTGGTACGTCGTAGCCTTGATCCAATCCTACTTGAAAGTCATTTGGGATATCCGTGTCTGTTGCAACACCTTCTTCAAAGCGTAGCGGACCACGCATTCCTGGAGTTGCAGGAGACATTTTGCGCTCATAATTTGCGCCAACCTTCTCAGGGAACTGAGGGGCTGGTGCGATGTTATTCACTGCCATGTTATTTCTCCTATAGGGGTTTTGAGTTGAGGTTCCTCAGGTAAAAGTATCTGCCTAATTAAGACATTTAGGTATCTAAACCTTAAAAAAATGGGGATGAGCTAACCTCCACCGTAGGCATAACCATATCCTGAGTTAGAGAGCAAGCAAGGGCTAAAGAGTCTACAAAATCATCGTGGGCGTGGGCCTCGTCAGGGGCAGCTACAGTAAAGTTAGACCCCTTGTATTTAACCTCGGCGTCTGACATTTGCTGGTAAAACTTCTTCCAGATTCTCAAACGTCGTGTTTTTGCGTGAGAGGGCCAAGAAACCATCTGGCGTTGAATAAGGGCTTGCAGGTGTTTCCAACGCCTAGATTGCTCGCTAGCGCTAGAAGAAATGGATATAACCTCTGCCCTAGGCATAAGGATCTTCATACGTTGTGCAACGGCATCTCCTACGCCATTGGCGTCCACCCCAATAGCCAACACGTCGTAGTTTTCCAAAAAGTTTACAATTTGAAAATACTGTTCTTCCCAATCATCACCCTGAAGCTCTAACCAATTAAGAACACGATGGTCATAATAGCCAAATTCATCAGGCCTATCCCAATCGACCCAGACAACAGTAACAACTGTAGAGTCCATCTTTCTTGCGGGGTCGATTCCGACCACCACCGGCGAACGATGCCAGCTTTTAACCAGTTCTTGGGACGTGTCACCAAGGTTGTCCATAATAGACGAGGTAACAAACATGCCCCTTTCCAAAAGCCATTTGCAGTTATACGATAGCTGAAACTCATCTGAATCCTCTCCGATTCTTAGTATTTCCTTTTTAATAAACTTTTCGTAGTTAGCATTGAACTTAGCCACATCTTTCCAATCCCATTGGAAGTGGTTTTGTTTAGCAGACCTACTTGTTTGACGACGCTTATTTAATTGGATAGCTTTATAAAAGTTATTTTTACTAGTAGTTGGGGTTCCAGTCTTAACCAGTGTGGCGTTGTAGTACGCACCCATCGGCGCAATAGACTTGGATACTACAAAGTCATCTGCATCTTGGCACTCATCTATGATGATTAGATGAAAAGACTTAGACTCAATCTTTGCACGTGGGTTTGCGGTCATCATCATAAGCGTAGAGCCAGAGTTCTTTAATTTTATGTTTTTAACAATACCTGGAGTCTTTGTAGGAATGTCATCAATTTCCGGATCTCCCAGTACCTCTAACGCACGTGGGCTGGTTAAACGAGAGACTGTGCGACCATATAACGTTTCAACCTGGGATTGGATAGGGGCAAACATACCTACCCAAATACCATCTCCAAACTTGCCAAGTAGATCTGGATACATTTTTGCAAGTCTAGGGAGAATAACCATGAGTGTTGCAACAGTGTTTGCAATTGTTTCCGATTTACCAGACTGACGAGCAGCTAGTGCAGTTACCTCTTCACCATCGTTTATGATTACGGATTCTATAACTCTACGGGCTAAAGGCATTTGATACGGGTGAAGAGAGTGCCCAACTAACATTTCCATAAATTGAACTATTTTTTCTATTAGGGCGTTTACAAACTCTCGAGATAGTTCATCGAGTTCTTCTACCTCTTCTTCGGGTAGATCGTCCTCTTCTTCTTCAAACTCTTCTTCTAATTCTTCAAAACGCTCATCATCTTCAAAATTTTGCATTTTGTCTCTTTGCTATCGTTTCTACGATTGTATAGACCACTTCAGCGTTCATCCTAGCTTCTTCTAAATAAACTTCTTCATTGGACTTTTGCCAAGCAGATAGATTTCTGCCAATTGGATATAAAGCTTGTTCAGCCCATTGCAGCAATTCAGATGTGGGTAGAGATTCAACTCTTTTCTCTACTCTAGTCTTCTGACGTTCCTGCTTGGTTTTCTTGCCCCCCAAACCGAACATAATCCCAATCTACCTCATCTTCCATCATTATTCTGCCACGTATAGCATTAGTTAGTGCTTGACTTTCACTAAAGCGTGATCGCCACGTTCCAACTACTAGAGCAACCCTAGTAAGCGGTAATCTTACCGCATATCCTTTTCCAAAGCGGTACGGCTCTTCAATCTCTTGTGTTTCTGCAGGTTCCCACAATACTGGCGGCTTTATTGGATAAATAAGCGGATGCCAATATACAGATTTGATACTACGCGGTTTCGCCATTATCAACCTGGCAGGTGTGTTCATGAGTCTCCCGTTCGGTCATTACTTCTTGACAATCTCTGCATTTAAAATATTTTAACGGAGTAAAATTATTTTGAACAGTTCCGCCTACAGCTGTTTCGCTGCCGCCATCATAAGGTTCATAATCTACTACAACCTCTGGTCTTTGGAATAGTTCTTGAGGAAAAGGCCCCTTAGCATAAGAAGCTGCTTCAGGAACCGGATGCCCCTGTTTTGTAGCAATACGTTGAACTCTCATTGATCATAGTCCATTTTCTGTAACGATTTGATAAAGAATATTATACCGGGTTGCGGTTGACACGGTGTGTGTATTTACTGGTATGGTAATCCCTATGGCCAGAGAAATCTGGCCATTAGCACCTCCGTAACAAAAGAGTTGCAGACCGAATTTGGCAGAAAGAGGCCAAATTGCTTAGTGTGAGTGACAGGCACACAAAGTTAGGAATGGCTCTCTAGCCTAGGAGAACGAGTGCATAAACATGAAAAACAACGCTATATAGCCTCTTGGATAGCCGCACTGATGCTGGCAGGTATACCTGCAGCACTTGCAAGTCAAACAGATGGAGCTACCGTGACAGTAGCCGTCGAAGTAGATCCCCTAGACAAATACAGAAAAGCTAAAGAACTCTCTGACAAAGAGTTGGTAGATCTATTGTCTTTGGTGGGGTTTGAAGGCAAATCTCTTAAAATAGCCTGGGCCGTGGCTAAGAAAGAGTCTAATGGAAGACCAAAGGCACACAACGACGATATCTCAACGGGAGATGATTCTTACGGGATATTCCAAATTAATATGCTGGGTTCACTGGGTGAAGACCGCAGAGAGAAATTCGGCATAAAAAAGAATACCGAGTTGTTTGATCCGGTAGAAAACGCTAAAGCGGCATTCTATATGACTGCTAGAGGCACTAACTGGGGTTCTTGGGGTTATGGCCCATACGCCTATGATGGCGATCCATCAGAACCAAAGATTGAACAATGGCTGGATAAATTCCCGCAACAATAGAGAAAGGCCCGGAATTACCGGGCCTTTTTTCTTGCTCTACGTTTATTCTCTTTAGCAGTATTCTTGCCGTGTCTTAACGGCCTTAAATTTCCATCACGATCATCATCGTGGTTATTATTCTTGTGGTCTACATCAGTATCTCTAGAAAGTTTGCCGTGTTTTTTTTGGTACTTGTAGCGAGCAGCATTGTGGGAAGTGGTGCGCCAATGACCCTTTGAATCTTTGTAGTGCTCTACAATAATCTTGCGACCACCGTTTTGTTTAGAGCCTTCGTACTCTTTACCCTTAGCTACAACTTTTTTCTTAGTGGCCATGTTTTCTATGATACCTCTTTGTAGCGGCTACGCCTTGGGCAACAGTCTTAGCCCCAGCTTTTTTAGTTAGGTTAATCTTGTCATACTTGCCTTGAGATTTACCGGCATGGTCAACAATTATTTCGCCTTTTTTATTGCGTTTAACAGTATGCTTTTTACCGTCAGCTTTAAAAGTTTTAGCCATTATTTTGTTTTCTTTCTTGGATACGGCTCAAGTTTTACGGCAATAGTTCCATCTTTACGCATTCTTACGATCCAACCATCTTTAATCTGGGTTTTATTAAACCCGTGATGTTGTTTAAACTGTCCTGAGCTCATATATGCAATCCTTACACTTTAATGGATCCCCGTATGGTATCTCATTCATTACCCCACATTTGGGGCATCTCCACTTAACGGAGCTCATATGCTCCACCAACCAACTTCTTTCCAGGCATTTGGGTTATCTTTTAACCATTTTTTACGTCTTTTGTTTTCTAACTTCCAATCAGTTTCATGAGTATCCCTACCACATTTAGGGCATGGATTAGCATTCATGTTTTTATACACATGCTCGCACATTAGCAATCCCATTTACGTAAGGCCAATGCCTTACGAGTTGGTCGTCCTTTAGCATCTTTCATAGGACCAGGCATACCACCCATACGAGCACAAAAAGATTTGCGACGAGCAGCAGATTTTTTTGATTTTTTAGCTTGTTCTCTTGATACCGGAGGCTTTAACGTCCCACCAGTTTCACGCTTATATGATGCACGTCCTTTAGCATTAAGGCCGCCTTCAGGGTTTTGCCCTTCTTTGCGAGTCCAAGCAGCTGACTTATGGTGTTTCTTTTTAGTGTGACTCATTAGTTTCTCCACAGGTGCATAGGAATTTATCTGACGGGTTCTTTGCAAACCCCACAAGTTTACTGCAGGATCCACAAGTATGTCTATCTTTTGCTTCTAGATCTCCACGACCTTCAAGCATATTTTCAAATCTAGCTACTTCTTTGTAACTTCCAAAAGAAACCCCATGGGTAATAGAGGCGTCTACTACGCCTTTATGATTCCAGGGCCTAGCTTCTTTAGACGTTCTATCTACAATAACTTGTCGTAGAGCTCTAGTACCATAGTAAGTGGGTTTTCTTTTTCCCCGTGGCATTAGTTACTCGATTCACCATTCATACCACGACCTGGAGTACGGAC